GCTGGTCGCAAGAACCTTGTGAGGTTCCAGCGATGAACGAAGTGCAGGAAAAACAACAATCGGAGCTGGTTCGACAGGTCAAAGAAGCGGCACGGCAGACTCGCGAAGAGAAAAGGCTGTTCCGCACCAATCCAGAAGAGGCATCCCGCCGAGTCAAGAGCCGAGTTGACCACGTTCTACGCATGGCAATGGCTGAGCGTGTTGCTGAACGATTTGCAGCCTATGAAGGCGCAGAACATGACCGACTTCGCGGCGAAAAGTGGCTCGCGAGCAAGTTGAGCAGTAACGATCAGTTGTCGACTGAACTGGAAACGCTGATTGACCGTTCCTTGGATCTGTACCGAAACGACTGTTACGCATCGTCAGCCATCAATGGCCGCGTTGACAACGTCGTTGGGACCGGCATTCGCCCACAATCAAGAGTCCAGCCAGAACGCGGCATTCTGACGCCAGCACAGGCCGAGGATTTTAACGTCATGGCCGAATGGCTGTTTTCTCGCTGGGCAAAGATCGAGCGATTCTATTCGAAGCAGAGACAATTAGAGCGATGCAACGGGCTGTTCGGTGAACACTGGCTTGAAATGGCTGATGATGACAATCCGCTGAAGCCGGTAACACTGACTGTTCAGGTCATCGCACCACAGCGGATTCCTGTCGTTGGCTATGGGTCAATAAAGCCGGGGCAGCGGCGACGACTTGGTTTACGGTTGGATCAGCAGGGATTCCCAGTCTCGGCGTACGTGCGGAAATCGCATCCAAACGACTCAGAGGCCTACGACCAAGGCGAGGATGAAAAAGACCTTGGAACGCAGATTCTGCATTCATACGAAGAACTTTTCCCTGGACAGCTTCGCGGAGTTCCGTGGCTGTCTCCTGCCATGGGGCGGCTGAAAGACCTAAAGGATTTCGTTTACGCAAACCTCGTGGCGGAACAGGTCGCAGCGTGTCATTCGGCGTTTATCACAGGCGTAACGGATCCAGTGGTTCTTGCTGAGCAGGGCCGATCACGAAGCAACCTTGAGGATCTGTCCCCAGGTACAATTCAATACCTCGCTGATGGCGAGGGAGTCGCGTTTTCTGATCCAGCAAGGCCGGGAACTACTCTCGCGCCTTATGTCGAATGGGCGTTGCACGGCGTTGCTGCTGCACTCCGATACCCGTACGAACTCCTCGCCAAGCAGTTTACAAACAACTTCAGCGGTGGTCGACTCGCTCTGATGGATGGCCGGATCACCTTCAAGGTTTGGCAACAGTGCCTTATTGAGCGAACACTGGAGCCGGTTTGGCATCGGTTTATCGATCAATGTGTGTTTGAAGGCGCAATCAAGATTGATCCCGTCAAGTACGAGGAAAATCGTGACCACTTCCTGCAACACGCATGGATTCCCCCAGGCTGGCCTTGGGTTGATCCTGAAAAAGAAGTCACCGCAGACTTGGCAGCCATCGCTGGCGGACTGCAGACGGAAACAGAATCTCTCGCTGCAAGAGGCAGAGACTTCGACGAGACATTGGCTCAGCGAGAACGCGAAGCGATGGCCAAGATGAGGTCAGAGGCCAGAATCATGACGGCTCGGCAAGCGTTGGGGCTACCAGATCCAAACGCGATTCCTGCACCGGTTGGAAAACCATCGGAATCGGCTAAAGCAGTTCGGGGGGTGCAGAATGCCACAGCTTGACACGATTGCGGATCCAGCATTGTTCCGCACAACACGGCAGGCTGAATTGCCTGCAAAGGTTGACCGCAAAGCCAACATCATCTTCGGTGCCAATCTGATGCAGGTAGGCGACCTTAACAACGGCGATGCACGACCGTGGACCGTGGATGCAGAATCGTTGTCACAAGCTCAGAAAATGATGAGCAAGGGCAACAACGGAGCAAAAGCCAGATTTACACATCCAAACATGTCCAGCGATGGCATGGGATCCTATTTGGGTCGATGGAAAAACGTTCGCGTTGACGGCGGAACGCTACGTGGCGATTTGCACTTGGCAGACGCTGCTTTCAAGAGCCCACAAGGCGACCTCGGCACCTATGTCATGGATTTGGCTGAAAGCGATCCAGAAGCGTTTGGCGTTTCTTTAGCGACTCGGCTGGATTACTCGGACCTCGAAGAGTTTGACAAGAAAAAGAGCGGCGAAAAATGGCCGATGCGATTTTCGGACATTCGGGCCGGAGACATCGTCGACGAGCCAGCGGCGACGCGCGGCGGAATGTTCGATTTGACTACGCCTGATCTGCGAAATCTGCCAGCACAGGCGACAGTGTTGCTTTCAACGTATTTTGGCGATGCGGAACCCGAAGTGGTCAGGGGTCGTATCAACAGTTTCCTTGACCGCTATCTATCAAACAGGGAGCCTGTAATGGCCGACGAAACACCAGTTGACAAGCCAGAAGAAACACCGGTCGAAGAAACGACCACGACTGAAACGCCAGTCGAAGAGACGGCAGCAAAGCCTGACCTGTCGACAGATTTTGCAGCCGACGAAAGAGCCCGCTGCAAAAAGATTCGAGCACTGGTTGACTTGGCCGGAGTTCCTGACAAGTTCAACCTGTTTGTCGACAACAATTTCAGCGTTGAAGAAACGCAGGCCGCTTTGCGTGACATCGTTGCAAAGAAAAACCCAGCACTTAGCAACGTGCCGGAAGCTCCTGCCGATCCAAACGCAAAATACAAGGCCGAATTTGCGGCCGAGCCACGATATGCAAAGAGCATGACGCTTGATCAGTTCGTCGCTATGCGTCGAGTTGACGACGGGCTGGATATTCTCAAGGCCCCAATGAACGCTGCAGGTTAATCACGCTCCGAAAGGGCGATTCTTTTTTTAATCACTGTTTGAGGAGCGAATGCCATGGCTGTCACAGCCAATCAAATTATTGATGTTCAGGACGGAACGCGCCGGTCGTTTCCGGTCGCCGCGTCAACACGCATTTATCAGGGCACCTTAGTGTTTCTGACGGCAGCAGGTTTTGCTGACGACGACACCGCAACCGGTGTGAATGGCTTCTGCGGCATTGCCGTAAACGAAGCCGACAATACCAACGGTTCAGCCGGTGACATTCAAGTGGAAGTCTACACAGAAGGCGACTTTGTGTTGACTGGTGCTGGCACTTACACTCAGGCCAATGTCGGCGACGTGGTTTATGGCGATGATAACTACGTAATCAACGTGGCTATCGGATCGACAAGCGTTCCAATTGGCCGGGCGGTTGGATTCGTGTCGGGCACAAAGCTGATTGTCGAGATCGAACCGACTGGAACAGGTGCTTTGCCTGTTGCTGCGTTGACAACGATTACGCACACGTCACCGGGCACTCCTGACTACGCAATTGCCAGCGTGACCAGCACGACCCCATTCGGATTCACGACGGCTGACGAAGGAAACACAGTGTTGTCCGTCATTCGAAACCTGCAAATTCGCGTTGCGGATTTGGAAGCGAGAAGCCGAGTCGGCTAAATGAATTTTTGTGTCTCCGTCGCGGGAGGCCGGTCAACGTTTGCAAGCGTCCCGGCTTACCCGCAACGAGTCTGATTTTCCCAGTGTGAGTTCACCGCGATGGAGGGTTTTAAGGAAACCTTCCGATGCCTCTCGATACAGCAAAAGCAACAGTCACACTGCGGACTTTAACGCAGAAATTTGACAATCGAATCGCGACAGCGACCCCATTCTACCCGCAGGTTTCGACGATCGTTCCAAGCGACGGTGCAGATGAAGCCTATGGAATGCTGGGGAATCATCCCGGCGTTCGTGAGTGGCTTGGTGATCGACAGTTTCACGAGTTGCGAGCGGGAACCTTCACCATTGCGAACAAGCATTGGGAAAACTCGCTGAAGATCAAAAAGACAGACATTGCCGACGACCGTATGAATATGTACGGCCCGCTGATGGAGGATCTGGCCGTTGAAGCCAGTTATCACCCGGACGAGCTGTTTTTCACAACGCTGGTAAATGGCGAGTCAACAACGTGTTTCGATGGTCAGTTCTTTTTCGACACTGATCACAGTTGGGGCGACTCTGGCACACAGAGCAACGACCTGACCAGCGCGGCAGCAACCGGCACAACGCCGACAGTGGCGGAAGCAAAGGCTGCTTTCAACGCCGCTCGAAACGCCATGATGAAGTTCAAGAACGATCAGGGCAAGCTGCTGAATCGACCAATCAGCATGGGGCTGAGCAATCTGCTTCTGCTGTGCAATGTCGACTTCGAAGCAATCTTCAAAGAAGCGTTGCTGGCACCTC